TTATGATGCCATGCCCATGAATTGCTGATAGGTCAGATGGAACACGATGTTGATCTTATAGCCCCTATTTACCTCGACCCGATCAATCAGGCTGGCGAGTATCATGCGCTGTGTCTCGAAGCTGGCGTCTGCGAAGGTTTCAGCCCATGTGCGCGTATATAGAATTTCTTGCCGTTTTTGCTCAAACTCGCGCGCTTCCTCGTCAAGAGAAGCCTTCGTTTCTTCGTAGCGGGCCACAGCCACTTCCAGTCTTGCCCGTCGTTTCGGTATCATCTGGTTCAAGAAAGCGATGTCAACCCCTTCCCCGGTGAGGCTTTTCATCATTGCTTCCTCTAGCGCAGACATATCCGCCCGTGCCTTCTTCACTTCGGATTCGGCATCCTTGAGCGCGATTTCGCGGATGCCGCGCTCTTTGCTGAGAGCGGCGCGGAGCATCTCCGTTTCCGGCATCCGTAGAATATTGGAAAAGAAAAGACGCACTACTTTGAGTACGTCTTCCTCGATCCGACCGACCATGTAGGTGGACTGTCCGACACATGTGCCTGGACTGTTCATCTTCCGGTAACACCGGTAAACCTCCCATGTCTTTTCTCGTGCCTCGCCGGTGGCCGTATGGTACTGCTTTGAGCAATGATTGAAAGTCAACCGCGAACCACATTCCGCGCAATAGATAATGCCCGTCAGCAGACCATTGGTAATGGTATTTCGCGGAATGCTGCGTTCCACATTATTTGCACGGCTTTTTACGATTTCCAAGCACTTGTCGAAGTAGTAATCGTCGATGATGCGGAATTGCTCCAAGGCATCGGATAGCTCGTCCCCGAAACGCATCCGGCCAGTATAGATCGGATTGGCAATAAGAGCACGAACCGAGGTGGCCCGCCAGAGCGTTGTACCGCGTTTGGTCAGAATGCCTTGCGCATTGAGCCAATTTGCAATGCGGTGCGTACCATAACCCTCGTCCACGATTTTGTGATAAATGGCAACCACGATAGCCGCTTCCCGTTCATCAATCACGAGGTCGCGCACAGGCTGATTCTTTTTGTTCACGCGCCCGAGATGCTCAAGGCGATAGCCAAACGGGATCAGGCCGCCGCGATACAAGCCTTCTTGTACCATTTGAGAATGTTTCGTCTTGATGCGAATTGAGGTCTTTTCGCTTTCCCCCGATGCCTGCCAGAAGCGGATGTAGTTGAGCAGCTTGTCAACATGGTGATCAAAGCGCTGCTCGCCTTCCTGTGTGCTCCAGACTTCGATACCCTGCTCCACGAACCATTGAACAACGAACGGCGTTTCATCGTCGCGGCGGCCCAAGCGGTCGAACATGAAAACAAGCAGAATATCGAATTTCCCCGCCATTGCATCTTCCTTGATTTCAATGATGGCGTCACGGTCATTGGAGCTTACCTTATAGCCTGATACACCCTTTTCCGCGACCTCTTTGACAATGCACCAATCAGGGTGTGCGTCCACGAAATTCCGGCAGGCGATGCGCTGCATCGGAATGTCGTTGTGATCGACTTGTCCCTTGGTCGAAACGCGCAAAAGACACTCAACTCGCTTCAATGTGGTAGTCCTCCTAGTCGGATTTATTGTAGACATCGTGCATGAGCATACCAAGCACCTGATCGATGAGCGCGCCATCTTCCTCTGCGGCAAATGCGATAGTGATATTCGGAACCTCATCCACCGTCGCTTGATACCGGTCAACCATCTTGATCCTCACGATTGTCACCCCCAGCTTCCTCTTAAACACCTTGAAAGACAAGGCTTTTTACTTCTTATCTGTTGCAAAAAAACACCGCCGATTTTTACCTTAATCGCCGAGCAAATCGAGCAATAAAGAGGGCCGCAGGCTGTTAAAGCGCCTGCGGCCCTTGGATTCCCGATCTTGTGTAGGGAAGTTACTCGTCCATTTCAGCTTCGTCCTCGATAGCATCTTCGCTTTCCCGTAGGTAGTCAGAAAAAATTCGCCTTACTTTATCCACATAAGCAGCGCGCCAATCGGTATAGTTGCCTTCTTTGACGCTCCATATCTCCACGCCGCATTGGGCAACCGCATCCAAAAATGCGAAGGTTTCAAGGGCATTTCGGGAAATCCGAGAGCCGGAATGCAGGATCAGTGCGTCGAAGCGGCGTTGGCCAGCCATTTGGAGCAATAGGTCAAGGCCGACCCGCTGAGATACACGGCCCGACACGCCGCGCTCTACGATGGCGTCCGAAACGCTGAATCCGTGTTCTGCCGCGAATTCTCTACACGCAATCTGCTGGCAGTGGAGCGCATGGTCGTAAGGGCTGGCGCATCTGGCGTAAATTAGGGCTTGTTTCATGATGGGTTCCTCCCTTTGTGATTTCATGTTTTCCGCCTCCAGCTTCCTCTGAAACACCCTGAAAGACAAGGCTTTGCGCTGCCTTTCAGATATAGAAAAAGCTCGGCGGTTTTTGCCTTAATCGCCGAGCTTTTCATGGACATGGTTGTTACTTCCGAAGCTCCGCGCGGGTGACGGGGCCGACAATGCCGTCCGCCTCGATCTTGTGAGCTGCTTGGAAAGCGGTCACGCCCGCCGCCGATTTCGGGCCATATACGCCGTCCGCCTTGCCGGGATCGAAGCCCAGCTCCGTTAGGCGCGCCTGAACCGCTAGCACATCGTCGCCCTTGGGCATCGTGTAGCCCTTGCGGTAGCGCAGCAGACGGGTGCCGAAATTGTACTTCGTACCGCCACCTTCGTTCGGCATTTCCGGCTCCTTCGGGGTTTCGGGTGCGGCGACCGCGCCGTACTGAATGAAGGGGAGCTTGTACCAATGCGTCCAGCCGCGCCCGGCCACCTTGGACTTGACGCATCCATATGCGAAGCCTTTCCACTCGATGGCGTAGCCGTTGCCGATGTAATACCCCACATGGCCGTCCTTGTGGAGCGCGACGCCGACGATCTCCGGTAGAGTGCCAATCGCACCCCAAGCCATCCCTTTCTGCTTGGCATAGGTGAACATGCCGTTGGCGCTCTTGTCCGGGCAGCCGTTCGCACCGTACTTGCTCGTGAAGGTCTTGTCGGTGCCAATGCTCTCAACGACGCCGATGCCGCCGCCCGTCCATGCGTAGCCCTTCGCGCCGCCGATGCAGTCGGCGCAGACCTTCTTGGCGGAAATGTCCTGCCGGTATCGGTTAGTGCGGCTGGAACCATAGTGCGACGGATACTGCGTGGCCTTGCGAGAACGCAGGCTCTCGGTACACTTATAGATCACCGTGCCGTACCAGTACGGCTGGCCCAGCATCTTCTCGCAGAATGCTGCAAAATGCTCGTTGGTAAAGGGGATGTTTTTCCGATCAGCCATTTTCATTTCCTCCAATCAAATAGGGCGACGGCTTATTCGCCATCGCCCGCGTCGCCGGATGTTCCGGTGCCAGTCGTGTCACCCTTATCATCGCGGTTGTGGAGCTGCGCCAGAATGTCCTTGAGCTTGTCCGGCACGGGCAATCCGAGGTGCGCGGCGTTTTCCAACATAGAAACGCCCTCGTTCGAGAGGTAGAAGCAAATGACCGCGCTGCGCAGTGCGCCACCCGTACCGATAACGTGCATATCCACGACATGCCCCACGCCCACGAGAGCGATAATGAGCATTTTGCGGAACAGCCCCTTGAAGCCCACCGCGCTGGACAGCTTCTTATCGACAATGCCGCACATCACGCCAGTGACGTAGTCCAACGTCATAAAGACCAGCAGCGTAATGAGCAGGCCGTCCGCGCCGCCCACAAAGTACCCGATCCAGCCGCCGATGGCCGCGAACCCCATCTGCACCTTGGCCCACACCAGATCAATCGTAAAGTCCCTCATAAATCCTCCTGTGAATTTTGATATAGAAAAACCACCTTCGCGTGGAAGGTGGCTGTTCCCGAGAGGTCAGACCCGAATCCATGTACCGCCAGAATTGTACCAGGGCACACACTGAACCCATGTGGAGCCGTTGCGATACCAGACCGCGCACTGAACCCATGTGGAGCCATTGCGATACCAGACCGTGGCGTCCGTATAGGTCACGGTCATAGTAATGCTCGTCACGCGGGCGTAGTTGGTCGAATAGCCCGAGGATGACGATGTTTCCCCGTTGTATAGTACCAGCGCGGAGTTGCCAGCAATGAGATATGCCTTGAGCGCCGCGAAGAATGCGGCGTTGGTGGTGGCGTTCAGGGTATGGCTGGCCGTGTTGCCGTAGAAGGTGCCTGTCAGAGTGCCGAGGGCCGCGCCGACTTGGGCGGAGCCGGTGATGCCTGATTGCAAGGTCTGATAGTTGGCCCTTCGGAATGAGAGCACCTTGCCTGAGCTTCCCGAGCCAGCGGCGGAACTGGTGATAGAGAACTGAATCTGTGTGATGATTTTGTTCTTCAAAGTCGCGCCCGCGCCGGAAAACACCATGACGCCGACGCGGGAGCCGGAGGACGAGGTGTTCTGATAAGCCCCTTGGCAAGCGCCATTCGAGCTGCCGGTATTCCATGTGGAGCTGCCATATTGCGCGTACCCAATGGTTGAACTGCCGTTGGCTGTGGCCGAAAACGTACTCATACGGCCATCACCTTAACCCACAGGAACGAGGCAAATCTGCCCATCCGTGCCGCTGGAGGGCAGCGTGGCTGAATAGAAAATGCCGAGGTTGGAAAGCGCCGCCTTCGCGTTGCTTGCCCCCGTGCCGCCGTTGGCCACGGGAACCGGCGTCGCCATCCCCGCATGGAAAACACGGTAAGCATAGTACGCTCCGTTGATCGCCGTGCGGAGCAGCACCGCATTGTCCATGCTGGGCGCGTAGGCGGCTGTCCGCACCTCAAGCATTCGTCTGTTGTTGCCCGTGCTATCCTCCCATGCCGCAAAGGAGCTTGCTCCCACATAGCTACCCTCAAAAACGGTTCGGTTCGTCGTGGCATTGTAGGTGGGCTGCAAGTATACAGATGGATACAGATAGCTTTCAATCGAAAGATTGCCCGTCATGGTGTCCCCGGCCTTTTTCACCGCGCCGATATTGGAACAGGCGAAGGAGCCGTTATTCGCACCGGTGCCACCTTGCAGAACACTCAATGGCTGTGCCAGTATCAGCGGCCAACCAAATTCCACCGCGCTCTGCGTCTCAGCGACCTTGCCGAAGGCGATGCCCGTGCCATTGCGGAAAAAGTCCATCATGACCTGTTTCGTGCCAATGCTCACAGACTGCTCGATGGTATGGAAGAAGTCCGTGACGCGGATCATCAGGTCAAAGCTGCTCAACGTATCGAATGTCTGCGGTAGCAGCAGGTTCGTCGCGGCGACGGCATAATTGCTGGGTGTTATCGTTGTGGCCTGCGTCCACGCGGGCGCAGAGGATAGCTTGTAGAACACCGTGCAAGTCATGGTATTCTTGCTGCCGACCGACGAAGCGCCCGCCGTGGCCGAGATACGCACCCGATTTCCGTCCGTCTGTGGCGCGGTGCCGGTGCTGTTGCAGCGTTCGGCGCGAAATAAGGAGAGCGTGGGCTGCGCGTAGGTCAGCACCGAGATCGTTCGAGTGGTAGTGGCTGTGCGCCCTCTGGAATCCGTCACGGTGATACTCAGCGTGCTATTTCCCGCGCTGGAAAGAACATTTGTGGTGAAGGACGAGGCCGTGTAGGTGCTACCGCCCAACGTGGCGCGATAGGCCGTGATGGTGCTGCTTTGCGCGCCGGAGGCGGTGATGGCTACCTCCAGCTTGCTTTTGTTTTGAACAAGGCCTCCGAACTGCGCCGCGATGCCCGCCACCGCCTCGGCATAGCTCACTCCGGTAATGGTCGGCACCACCGAGCTGGGAACGGTCAGGGTAATCGCACAAGTTTTGGTGCCGGTTAGCACGCCGGAGTAGTAGGTTGCACAGGTGATCGTACACAGCCCCGAGGTCGCGGACGGTATCCGCTGCGCCAGCGTCAGCGGTGGCGTCCACGACACCGAATCGCCCACACCTGTACCGATTTGACCCGATGCCCCGGCGAAGGAATAGGAAATGGTGTGCGATGCTGCCGTGCTCAGGCGGTCGGTGTAGATCGTCACGCCGGAACCCATGTCAACGGAAGATGCGGATGTGCGGGGCTGGCTCACGCCTTCCTCGTAAGTGACATACAGCGTGGCCGCGTTCCATTGGAGGTAGTTGTACGAGTATCCCTGACTGCTGGCGGAGGGCGAGGGATTGAACAGGCAAAACGTGTTATTGCCCGCTTGCAGGTAGGCCGCAACATTGTTAAAGAGTGTGCCGGAGAAATCATAGCTCGTGGTGTTTCCATAGAAGCTGCCCGTGAATGTACCGAGCGCGTCCCCATAGTAATTGCCGCCCGTTACACCGGATTCGGAGGCAGCTTGATACTTTGACTTACGGAGAAAGACGGTCTTGGTCGTACCTGCGCCATATCCGGCCTCCGTGGAGGTCACGCGCAGCGTTATGCCGGTGATGACCTTGTTCAGAAGCGATAGACCGGAAAAATGCACGATTCCGACGAAGTTGTAGTCGTTCGTATAGAATTCCTGGCTGGCGGCGGAGCTTTTGTAGTTGCTGGCTGAGTTGGTTTTTCTCGTCCGCATAGATGCGGAATAGCTTACGGTCGTTGCCAAAATGACCTCCTTACCCCGTGTAGATCACGGACAGATTGCCGTTGGTTTGCGGTTCATACGCGAATTTGCCGATTTGCAGCCGCGTTAGAATCTCCGCCTGCGTAACGTAGAGCTTGTTGTTGGACAGATAGGCGACTTGAGTGGTGTTCATGTAGAACGCCACCCGGTCATTGACCACCCGGATGGTGATGGGATTGCCCGATTTGCCGATGATCAGGCCGTCCTCGCCAAAGGTCATGTAAGACTTAATGAGCGCAATCTGCTCGTCGGTGGCTTCTTGCCCCTCGGACAGATCATTCTCGATCTCCGTCACTTTGCTGACCGCCCACGTAAAGTTGTTCTCGGTCTGCTCCGCCAAGGTAGACACCGTATTGTTGAGCTGAGTCAATGCGCCTAAGGAGGCATAGTCGCGGCTGACCTCGCTCCGAATGGCGTCGGCGGTCAGTGTAATCTGCGAAACCGCATCACCTACAGCATCCAGCGCTTCGTCCTTCGCGGCGGACACCTCACCCTCCACGTACAGACGTAACGCCTCGTTGCCGGTGATGTCCACCGTCTGGAGCTTGGCGATGAAGGCGGTATGCGCAAAGAGATCGTCCACGTCGAGGTTGGCGGCTTTGATGGCCCGTACCAGTGCTTCGTCGGCAAAGATGCTCTGCACATTCAGCTCACGGGCGGTAATCGTATTTTGAAGGAGCTTGCCACCCGGCAGGCTCTCGTCGGCAACATCGCCGCCAGTGACGGATTTCTTTTCGGTAATGATCGAGCCGTCCTCCGCAACAGAAACCGCGTAGAAAGAACCGTCCGCGCCGCGCACAATCAGCTCGCCCACGGTCAGAGAGGCCATATTCGCCTCGGTGACGGCAAGATCAGCCACATAGAGCTTGCCGTTCACACCGCGCTCGATAATGGCCGTGCCTGCGGTCAGGTCTTTGATCCGCGCCCAATCGATGTCGGCGGTTCCGATGCTTGCGTTCACCATATCGGCAATCGTGGCGTTCAATGCCGTAATGCCTGCCCAATCGATCTGCGCTTCGTGGAGGTGCGCCGTCGTAAGCTGCGCCACGGCAATATGGGCAATGGCGGCATTCAGGTCGGCGATGTTGGCCCAATCAATGTGGGCGGCCTCAATATTCGCCGAGGTGATTTGCGCCAGCGCGATATTCGCAATCTGCGTATTCAAATTGGCGATGTTGGCCCAATCAATCGCCGCCTGATTGATGTTCGCGGTATTGATTTGCGCCACGGCAATGCTCGCCATCTGTGCGGCCAGACCGCCGATTTCGGCCCACGAGATATTGGCGTTTTCGATGTTGGCCGTGGTGATTTGCGCCGTGGCGATGGTGGCCAGCGCCGCATAGAGCGCGTCCGTCGTGACGCTGCCTGCCGCGAGCTCCTGTATCTTCGCAGAAATGGCGGTAATGGCATCGGCATTCAATTCCCCAATGGTCGCTTGCTCGATCTTCGCCTTGGTGATCGTTGCGTCCGCAATGAGCGCGTTGACGATGGCGGCAACCTCGATGTGCGCGGTCTGGATAGCGGCGAGGCCAATCTGTAGGCTGCCGACAGCGCCGTCCTTGAGCTGGCCCGTGCCCACGGAGTTGATACCCAGCTTCGCACCGGAAATCAAACCACTGGCGAGCTGCCGGGACGAGATCATATTGCCCTCAGGAGTGTCTGCCACGGTGCCCAGCGTCATCGCGGTATATTTGCGCGTCAGGCAGTCGTAGGTATACTGCGTCAGCCGCATGGACACCGCGACGCCGATGCGCCGGGCAATGACGCGGACGGCATCGCCCATATAGATGTTTTGGAGGGCTGTGTACTGCCTATATTCCTCCGTTTCCGCACAGTTGATGAAGTCAACTTTCAAGGTCACGGTCGGCAAGTCACAGCCGTTGTCGTATTCGGCCTGCGCGGCCTTGCGCATTTCCGTGTAGCATTGTGCCTTGGTCTTTTTGTTGTCGCCCTTTGTGACTTCCTTGGCCTCGGACACGGGCAGATGAATCCATTTCGGGTGGACGTAATTACCGATGTTCGGGCTATCGATGTAAAGCTCCGGCAGATACAGGACGTTGCCGTCCGCATCCTCGCCGGTGGGCATGATCCGCGTGACCACATCCGTCAGGTCTACGTCGTAGCTGATGCCCAGCAGGTTCTTTCCCTCTCGAATCTGAACGTCCGTATCGGAGCCGACGCGCTTCACCACAAAGGCGTCAAACCAATCGCGGCTCAACTCGCCGCCGTACATTTCGACCACGCCGCCCTCGCCGAGCAGCGCGTCCACGGGATTGACGTTTTCGATCTCCACCTCGTCGGCGGTGGAATCGAGGTCGGAGTAGAACGTGAAATCATGCTCAGTCAGGCATTTTGAAGAAATGTTTTGAATCACAGTCGAGCCAGTCACGTTGGCGGCTGGTTTGTAGCTTTTGATCATGTTGTCCATGAGATCATAGAACACATGGCGCGCATAGATGGTGATCTTCGTCAGCTCCGGCACGGCGCGATAGATTCTGAACGGCTGGTCGCGGAGTTGGCGAGGTTCGATCAGGGTCTTGCCTGCGGAAACAGGCGTCGGCTCGGTGCGCACATAGGTTAGGTATTGGGAGGCCATATACCCGCGCTTACCGTCCGGGCAGGACACCTCATACCACGAGGCCGTGGTTTTGTTGAGTACAATGACCTCAGTCCCCTTCTTATACTTGGCGAGGATTTTGTACTTCGTCCCGGTGCCGGAGCGCAGCCGTAACGGGTCACGGTTAGTGGACACCCGGTAGATCATGCCGCCGCCCGTCTGCGGCGCGAGCTTAACCTGCGGCGTGGACGCGGCAGGCACAGGCGCGCGGAGAATATTGCCCTCGATCAGCCGCCGCCATTTTCCCTGGGCATCGAGCGGGTGTTCGAGCGTCAGCTCCCATTCGCCGTTCAGGGTTTCGGTCACAGTACAGGACGATGGATTGACCGGGCCGAGTCCGTTGCTGGAGAAGTCCGTACAATCGGGTGGGTACACACAAATCAAGGGTTTCACCTCCTTTGGCGTATGAAAAAACGCCCATCTGCTGATGGACGTTGAAGGGGTTAGGAGATACGTTGAAATTCGTAGGACTCTCATAAGATGCCTACTGATTATGTTCGATATTTAGACAATGTTTTCCCCTAAAATAATTTTTGGCATTGTAGTCAAACAACGATTCCAACGTTTGTAAAAACGTTCCAGACCGAGCTTAGAAACACGGGCATGAGTTTCCTCATCTCTTACTGTCCAGTGTAACACATACGTTATTTTACCTGCAGGGCGAGATAGACGAACAGGTAAATCGCCTTCTTTCACAGCATTGAAATCTTTTTGTCTATGAGTACGTTTAATATAGCGAACCTCCATCACACCGTCTTGTTCCATATAAAAGGAGGCCACCTCTTTCATAAGTTGTTCGATTTCATCTTGCTTTTCTATTTTTGCCTCATATATGCAAACTTCATTAAACACTAATTTTTCCTCCATCACAAAACACAAATAGCCTTTGGCTCAAACCTGCTTGATAAAATTCCTGTTTATTTTTGAGTCCATTATATCAGGCCAGCCTTGATAGAGCAAGAAAAACCAGCATCAGAGCAAGTACCTCCAGTTGGGCCGCACCTCGATCTTTGTCACGCTGCCACTCCAGCTCACGGCATTCATGCCGGGCGCAAGAATCGGGAAATCACCGCTCATGTTGTTGTTCATGGATGTGGTGCCTTTATACGCCTCCATGAACGGGCCGTCCAGTGTGATGCTGCCGGAGATACCCTCAAGCTCCACGATGGTCAAGCCCACCATGAGCGTGATTTCCCCGGAGCCGTAAACCGTAATGATCGGCTCCGAAGGCACGTTACCGGGGTTGGTGATCGTGCTTCCCGAGGCCGTCAGCGTAATGGGCGTCACAGCCTCGGCATACCAGAACGGCTGGCAACGAAAATTGATCGTGAAGGTACGGTGCTCGTGATTGCGCAGCACCTTCGCAAACTCAATCTGGTTGGCGATGCGGGCATAAAAAAAGCCGCCCGGACGAGCGGCCAGCCGCAGCATTCCAGCGCCCTTGAGCCATGCGCCGATTTCGTGGATGCCGCTCAAATCCCTGACCACGCATTCCACAGGGAGGATGAAATCGTCGTACACATCGTCGGCTTCCAGCGTTGTTAGGGAGCCGCTCCGGGCGGGGACGCTCGTATACGTCACCCGCTCGGAAGCGCGAATCACGCTAGGCTGCACGGTGATGTGGACGCCGTAGTCCGTGCTCTTTACGCCGTTCCATGAAAACCAGTCGTTCACGCCATCCGCAGCCCCCTTCCTCGTTGTTGCCTCTTGGTGAGAGAAGCTATCTCGATGGCGAGCGAACGGATGTCCTGCTCGTCGCGCACATAGAGCTTCTCCACATTGATCGTTGATGTGGAATTTTGGTTGTAGGTCTTGCGGTTATCGAATGAGGCGCTGCCACCAAAGCCCGCCTGCGCTTCGCCGGACAGGAATCGCGCAGCGTTGCGGATGACCTTCGCCTGCGCCTTGCTTTCGAGTATCGCGCCTTGGCCGAGGCCCTTCATCGCCATGCGGCCTACCTCGTCGCGGAACACGCCGGACGGCGAGGCGATTTTCAATTCGGACTTGGCGGCATTGACCGCAGCGCGCGCGGCGGCGCGCATGGCGGCGATGACGCCCAGCCGCCCGGCGTTGATGCCCGCCGTCAGGCCAGCCATAGCGTTTACGCCAACAGCCCGGAGCGTGGTCAGATTGAGGCTGCCGGAAACAGCGCCCTTGACGTTCGCCGACACGGTGCTGCCGGTGGCCGCCATGCTGTAAGCGGACATGGCCGAAGCCAACCCGGAAGCGGCGGCGGTGCCCACGGCAGACAGCGCGTCGCCGGTCAGCGCAGCGCCAACGGCGGCGGCCACGCCATTCGCCAGCGTCGCGGCGTCCGAGGACAGGTCATAGCCCGCCATGCCCTCGCCGACGCCAGCGGCGACATTTTCGCCCACCGGCTTCATGCGGGTGGACGGCGATTGGATGCCCAGCGCGGCGTTGAGCGCGGCTTCAAGATTGGCGGCGACCGTCTCAGCGGAGGTATCGGTGCCCGCCTGCGTCATACCCTCGGCGATGCCCGCGAGGATGTTCTCGCCCACGCCGATGCTGTCCATGAGATTGACCAGATTCGAGATGGATTGCAGATTCGCAATCATTTCCTCGGACAGCGTTTCTCCGTTGTTCAGGGCTTTGATGGCCTCATTGACCACGGCCTGAATGTTGCCGATCTCCGTGGCGTCGAGATAGTTGGAGATCGTGCCTGCTGCTGCGCTCCTGTCCCAGCCGTCCATCCATCCGCCGAAATTCAGCCAGGAATTCATCTCATTGTTGATGCCGGTCAGGTATTCGTTCAGGCGCTGGATGTCTGCCAGCGTATCGTCGCCGAACAACTTAGCCCCGAGGGAACCTTGATGCTCGGTGGATTTGAGCAAGTCATTCGCCGCCTGCATGGATTCCGCCGTACCTTCCACGACGGGCGTAATCAGAACGTGCATGGTGCCGTCGGCCGCGAGGACGAACAGGGTGTCGGCGGTTAGCTTTTCCTTGGGCACCACGCCCACCGGGATTTCCTGCCCATTCTGATAGAACTTTGCGCCCGGCGCATTGAGTACGTCCAGCGGATTCCGGTATACCTCTCCCAGCCGGACACGGCCTTCGACCTCCACAGGGTTGTTCCGCACGAACTCGTTGTAGGCGGCGAGATCATACCCAGTGATGGATACCTTGATGCTCAGGGTCGGCTTGACAGCCTTGGTATCGTCGTAAGCCGTGATGTAAGCGGTGAACGCCTGCAAAAGCGCCGACTTATCACATCCGGTGGCTTCCGCGTAAGCGTTCACGATGGCCTCCAACTGATCCGGCTTGATCGCGGAGATGTCCGCGTTCGCAGCTTTTAGATAGGAGGCGACCTCCGCCACCACATCGCTGGGAGAGAGCAGCGCGGTAGACGCGCCGTTCTCGATTTCCTTGTAAGATTGCACGAGTGCGTCGATGACGGGCTGCGGAATAGTGGCTTCCTCCGCCTGCGCATAGTTGCCGATCACCGCGTCGGTGGTGATGACGCCGGGATTGGATGCGAATTCCGCCCAGCGCTGCTGCGCCAGCGTCAAATCAAGATCGACGGCGAGCTTCTGCATTTCCTCGGGGATCATCTCGTTCAGGATTTTCGAGAGGCCAGCCAGCTCGCCGGAACGTTGGGACGCGAAGTTGGCCAGCGCCGCCAGCTCGTCAAGATTTTGCGAGAAATCGAACTCCGGGAACATGGCCTGCACTTCGGTTTCCGATATGCCACCATCTAGCAAGGACTGCACCTGCTGGAGAAGGCCGATGTAGGAAACCAGATCATCCTCGTTCATGCCCGACGTAAGCGCGTCCATCTGCGTCAGCAGCGCCGGGTCTTGATATCCGTCCCCACCGATGGTGGAATACTCGCGGAATAGCTGCATCAGCTTATCCATGTCGGCGCTGGCCTTCTGGATGCCTTCCTCGTCCCACACCGGGAGCACGATTTGCTTGAGCACATCCGCGTATTCCTGCGCGGCGGCCTTGCGGTCGGCGTTGTACTGTGCATCCAGCGCCGCCTGCGCAGCGTTCTTGTCGCTGCCCTCCGTCATGAGCTGGATCACCTTATATTCCGCGTCGTAGCGTTCGTCAATCGCGGCGGTCACGGCGGAGTAGCCCTGAGCGGTGGCGGTCAGGCCGCGCTCATAGACGGCATTGTCCACATGCTTCTGCCCGCGCGCCAGCGCCTTGGCCTTCTCGGTTTCGATACCCTGAAGGATTTGGGCATAGCCGTTCTCGCCGTCTGGCACGAGGTTGTACTTGATCTGAATGGCTTCGCGGGCGTCAATCAGCTCGTCCAGCCGCAGCTTGTCTTTTTCAGACAAAAGACCATTCTGCCGCTTCTTGAGCAACCTTTCCACCTCGGTATCCATCGCCGCCAGCGCGTCGATGTCCTTCTGGATGGTATCGGCGACCTCCGAATGCCCGGTGGCGGTGGCGTCGGATTTGAGCTTTTGAAGGCTCTCGGTCATGCCGACGTTCAGCGCCTTGAAGGAATCCGTCCATTCCGCGACGATCTCCTTGGTTTCCTTTTTGCCGTCCGTCCAGACCCGAATCAGGCCGTCCTTCCAGGCGGATGCGCTTTTCAGCGCGAAGGCGCCTTTGAAGTCATCTTTTGAGAGGCCGAAGGATACGAGGCCCTCGTTGTTGTAGACCGGTCTGGTTCATGCCTTCGAGCGCCTTCCGCGCTTCGGTTGCGCCGGTGGCGTAATCGTACAGCGCCTTGGTCGCCACGACCACGGCGGCACCGACCGCGAGCCATACAGCCGGGGATTTGCCCAGCACCGAAATGAAGCCCTTCCAGCCGCCGCCCGCCTTACCGACCGACAGCGCGAATTTGCCGAAGCCGGTAGACACGATGCCGACCAACTTCACAACCTTGGAAAAGGCCAGAATCGCCGGGCCAGCGGCGGCGGCGATGGCGGCGAATTTGATAATCATGAGCCGCTGCTTTTCGTCCAGCGCCATGAATTTCTCAAGCAAGCCGTTCGCGCCGTCAATGAGCTTTTGCACCGTGGGATTCAAATCGTCGCCGATGCGCTGCGCCGCGAGCACGGCTGTATTCTTGAGGTTCTTGAGCCGGGATTCCGTCGTGGCGTAGCGCTTGGCGGCTTCCTCCGTGAGCGCCGTATTCTCCGACCACGCGCGGTTGGCCGTTTTCTGCGCAGAGGCAAACAGCTTCGTGGCGTTGGTGGCGCGCATGAGCGTGTCCCGGAGCCTAACTTCTTTCAGACCCATTTCTTCAAGGGTGGCGATGGAGGACACGCCCTGCTCGTCCATCCGCGAAAGGCCCACAATGAAGGATTCAATCGCTCCAGCGGGGTTGCTGTTCCACAGGTCTTTGAACGCCTGCTTGGTCAGCCCGGACACGCGGGCGAAATCGGCGAGGCTGTCGTTGCCCGTTTCCACGGCCACTTGCATCTGAATCATGGCCTTGCTGAACGCGGTGCCGCCCGCTTCGGCTTCCAGCCCCACGGACGAAAGCGCCGTGGCAAAGCCCAAAATCTGCGACTGCGAGAGGCCGACCTGCGAGCCCGCCGCCGCGAGGCGCGTCGCCATGTGCATGATGGCGCTCTCGGTGGTGGCGTAGTTGTTGCCCAAATCAACCAGAGACGCACCGAAGCGCCCGATGTCGGCCTGCGCCATGTTCGTCACGTTGGCAAACTGTGCGATGGCGGTGGCGGCTTCGTTGGCAGCGATGTCGGTGGAATTGCCGAGGTCGATCATCGTCCGGGTGAATTCCACGAGGTAGTCGTTCTGGATGCCGAGCTGCCCGGCGTTCGCCATGACCTCCGCGATGGTGCCGGTGGACGTAGCCACCTCCGTGCTCATTTGCTTCACGGCATCGGACAGCCGCTCGTATTCCTGCTCGGTAGCGTCAACGGTTTTCCTGACGCCAGTGAAGGCGCTCTCGAAATCGACGGACGCCTTGATCGCCGCCGTGCCCAGCGCAAGCACCGGTGTGGTCAGCGCGGCGGTCATGCCCTTGCCGACCTTCGACATGGCCGTGCTCACAGCCGCGCATTTTATACCGAAGACGGTGAGCGTGTCGCCCGTTTTTGTCCATGCGGACTGCAACCGGGCCAGCTTGTAGGTGGTGGCCTTGATCTGCGCCTCGGTCTGCTTGAGCGCCGCCTGCGCCTGATTGAGATTTGTCCGAGCCTTGGTGACGGCATCGGCATTGTTCTGGAGGCTTTTGGTGTTGGCGGTGAGCTGGCCTTCTAGCTTCTTGACTTCCTCGCCCGACTGCCGGTATTCTTCGGATAGCGCGTCCAGATTGGCCTTGGCTGCGATGGTCGCGGAATCGGTATCTCCAAGCTCCCGCTGGAACGCCTCGTATTGCTTGGTGGCGGCGGCAACCTTCGTTTTCAGGTCGGCGTTACGGGTGGAGGCTTCCGAAAGGGAGGCCGTCAGCTTGCCCTGCTTGGCATGGGCGGTTTCCAGCTTCTTGTTCGCCGCTTCCAGCGCGCGCTCGTACTGCGTGACCGCCTTTTGCTGGAGCGTGAATTTCTGCGCCAGCGTGTCCAATTCAGCCCGTGCGCCGGAGGCGGATTTCTCGAAATCCTTTACCCCAGCGGCGGCCCGCTTGAATTCGCTCTCGGCCTCCTGTAGCTGCTTGTTGATGGAAGTCAGATTGCGGGAAAAGTTATCGCCGTCCAAAGATAGCGATACAACAAGGTCGCGCAGGGCTTCGCTCATGCGGGGCACCTCCTTCCGGGCAAAATGAAAACGCCCTCATGCGAAGGCGCTCGTTATTTCAGGTCGGGCCAAACCTCGTCAATGAAGGCCCGTTTCGGTTCCTTTTTCTTTTGCGCGCGCCGGGCGTTCCATGCCCGGATTTTCAGAAAACCGAGCATGTCCATGCGGTCGATTTCATCAAACCGCCAGCCGGATTCCATCAGCGCATTGTAGGTGGAATAGATATAGTCAGGCAGCGTCAGGCTTCCGTCGCCATCTCCGGCGTCGGAATCTCCGCTGCTCTCGTAGGGAAATCCGAGAGTACATCCGTGGTCTGCGCCTGAACCGCCATGAGCGCCAGCGCAATATCGTGCATCAGCCGGTCTACCGGGTAATTGTCGAGCACATCATCCGGAGAGAACTGGTTTTGGAACAGGATGCAGAACCAGCGAATCATGGTATCCATTGCTTCCGAGATCGTGAATTTCGCGTCTTCCGGGATGGCCTCGCCTTTGGCGGCCAGCTCGGAGAGATGCACCACCTTGGCGTACATCTTGGCGGCAGGCTCCAATTCGCGTAGCGCGCGGCCCGAAACGAAATCAATGCTGTGCTTTTTGTCGCGCAGGGTGCAGGTAATCATGGCAATCCTCCTTCAATGGGCATAAGTAGGCCCGCCGCAGCAAGCCACGGCGGGCTGGTGATTACGGGTTTTCCGTGAATTGCGGCTGGTAAACTGATTCAAGGAAGGTGGCGGCTTTCGCGGGGGTGAAACCGCCCTCGCCTTCGTCGGCAATCGCCTGATAGCGCCCGTCGCTGGTGCGCTTGATCGCAGTCCATTCGACCTCGCCCGTCTGCCGGGTGATCGTCGCGCCCTCTTTCGTCTGGTAATTCTCCGTCACAGGCTTGGCGCGCACTTTGTAGAGCCAGACGTACCTGTACTTGCCGCTGGCTTTCTCGGACATGAAGCCGACCGCGAAATAGCCGGGTTTGTCGTTGGCCGTGCGGATCAGCACGCCGTTGTCATCGATTTTGTTGTTGTAGATCATCTCCTGAATGATCAGGGGCAGATCGGCGAGCTTGGTTTTGAAGCTCAATTCCGGGTCGGGGTACAAAACGTCGCCCTCGACGTCATCGTAATACTGGACGTCCGGCTCCGCGTTCTCAGGCGTAATGGACGCCTCGATTGCACCGGCGACTTTTTGCAGGTCGCCGTAGGTGGTCGTTTCTTCGGTGTCCGTCAGAAGCGGCGCGAGCACCATGTTTTTGAGGCCGACCGTGCTGGACACGGCGGGCGCTGCGGCGGGTGTAGGCATAGCTGTTTCCTCCATTATAATAGCCCCCGATGATCGAGGGCCGTTCTGAGTTGTTCCTTGAGTTTTTCGTAGGCTTCGTCCACACGGGCGTCGAACGCCGGGCGGACGAAAGGATGCGGCGGCGCGGGATGCGGGCCGCCATGCCCAAACTCGACGGGATTCGCATACGGCGCGCCTCCCTCTGCGGCATGAACGCCGACCGTCACCCGCGCGCCGCGCCTGCGGGACGCCTTCTTGATGCGAAGGGCGCTGCGGAGGTTGCCGGAGCGCGGCTTTGGATCGGTGCTGGCGTTTTGGATCATCTGCTCCAGCACCGGTTGGGCGGCAGTTTCAAGAATCCGGTTGGTTGTCGCGCTGTCGCCTCCGTCTGAACGGAGCAGGTCGGCCATGCGTGAAATGTCATTGCGTAATTCCTCGCCGCCCTTGAATTCGAGGCTCATGGGGAATCCTCCGCTTGGCCTTCACCATCGAGCCGAATGACCCACGTCCACGCGACGAGCGTCTGCCGGGCGTCGGCATTGTAGGAATCGGATTCCTCCAGCAGCGCGAAGCCCGCCTGCCGCATGGCTGCGCGGACGGATGTAATGGCAACCGTGGGATCATGGGCGCTCCACAGGTTCAGGTAGGCATACACGCGGTAGCGCCGGAATTCATCGTCCCAATGTTCGTCCTCGCGCGTCATCGTGGTGTACACGAGGTATTGATCCGGTGCGGTGGGCTGCGCTGCGGTGGACTTCCACGCGCCCGCGAAGGCCGGGATGCCTGTGGGCCGAAGGGCATCCTGCACAATCTTCATCCGCCCACCTCCCTCGTGGCCGTCGTGGTCAGCTTGAGATAGCGGCGCTTGAAGTCGTACTCGCCGAGCTTCGTAATGGTCTGCTTCTCGCCGTTCCACAGCACCCACATGCCAGGCAGGACGTCCCTGCGCCAGCGAATGGCAAAGCACAGCCCCCGCTCGACGGTTTCGGCCTGGCCGACAAACTCGATCACGGCGCGCCGGGAGGAATCGTCCTCCACGGCGGCCCATGCCCGGCAAACGATCTCGTCCGTTTCCTCAGGATAGCCGTTCTCGTTGATGGCGTTCACCGTGCGCCCGATCTCGACCATATGCCGGAGCTGGCCCGGATGCGGAATATTGCGCTGCATGGGCCTACCTCCTTAAAACATTTGTTCAATGGCGCGGTGTGGGTACAAAAGCGCACGGAACGCGGCGGTCATGACGTTGTAGCCGCTCTTTTCGCTGCTGTCCCGGCACTCGTAAAAGAACGAGGCCATGAGCAGCACGGCAAGCCGCACGGCCTGCGGCGCGTTCGCGTCGAAGTCCGTGCGGCAGAAATCCTCGGCGGCTGCCTGCGCCTGCATCAGCAGGGACGCAAGCAGCCCATCTTCTTCGTCGTGCTGAATACGCAGGTGCGCTTTCAGCTCGGGGACGGTAACGGTCATTCCGGCATCGCCTCAGTTTCCATGAGGCCAGCGGCACGGAGGGCACCCAGCAGGGCGTTGAAATCCTCGCGGAGCGCGGCGACGGTCGAGGCGTGGCTGTCGGGTAGGAAAGGCGCCATCGGTAAAGAAAGCGCCTCGTTTAGTCCTTCGACCGTTGCGCCGGGCAGGAAGGTCAATTTTCCACCGATGACGGTTTCCCGCCCGCCGTGGGCGGTGTAATTCCGGGTCTGGTAATCGTCCATCTTGCGGCCTCCCTTTCATCAGGCGTTCTTCTGCGCCATCACCTTCACGGCCTCGGGCAAAATCAGTTTGCCGTCCACACGCTCGGAGGACAGGAAGCCCACCTGACCGGTCGGCGCGTACAATTCGTTGAGCCGCTTGAACGAGCGGCCCGCGCGGTCGGCCACCCAATAGAAGGACAGGTCGCCGAACACGATGGTCTTGGCGCTGGCCGCGATGGTGGGCATATAGGCAGAGGTGTACACGGGACGGTTGAGCAGGGTGTCGGGCGTACCCGCCGTGACGGACGGCTGCCAGAGGTAGTCGCCGTTCCCGTTCTTGAGTTTCCGCAGGGCTTTCACGGTGGCGTCGTTCATCATGAATACGGCGTGGCGGCGGTAAGGCGCGCGCAGCGAATAAAAAAGATCCATCACTTCGTCCATCGTGATCGCGGTGGCGCTGGCGGCGGTCACGCCGGTTTCCGCGCCGCCCGTAGCGGCCAGAATACCCAGCGGCCTGCCGCTTCCGTTGCCGGTGAAGAACGCTTCTTCCTCGGCGGCACCGATGCGGCGCGCGAACTCGCGGGCGATGTAGCCAGCCATGTCGAACGCGCTGTCGTTCAGCAATTCCTCGCTGATCTTAATCATGGTCGCCAGCTTGTACGCGCCGATGGAAACCTGCCCGAAGGTATCGTCCGATTCTGGGTAAGCCGCTTCCTCGTCAATCCACGAGGCAGAACCTTTGCTCGCCACGACCGGGATTTTGCGGTCGCCCGAGGACGTCGTGATGACCTTGGCGAACTGGCGGAAGATGTTCTGCTCCTGTAAGGCTTCAATCAGCGTCCGCTGGAATTCGTCCGGCACGAGGTAGCCGCCTTCGGTGTCCGCGCCGATCTGCAAAGCGTTGTAAATCTCGTGGGGCACCGACTTGTCGCGCATGACGCGCCAGAAGGCGTTTTTGTACTCGTCGGAAGCCCTGCCGGTCTTGCCCTTGTCGGCGGGCGCGCCGGGCTTTTCCGTCAGCGGCGCGGCGGTGTGCTTCGCAAGCTCGCCATCCAGCACGGCCTGCCGCTCGAGGCGCTCGATCTCCTTGCCGAGGGCAACCACGTCGGCCTCCATCTTGTCGTAGGTGGCGGCGTCCTCGGCGGAGAGCATCCCGTCGTTGCCGCGCTTGGTATCCAAAAAGGCTTTCGCGGCATCCCATGCCGCAGCTCGCTTTTGGCGCAATTCAAGAACCTTGTTCACAATAACCTCCAAAATTTAAGACCGCGCTTGGCGGTCTGATGCTTTGGATTCGTGCAAACTTGAATTCTTGCTTTCATGCTTTCTCGAAGTTTTGTTTCTATTGAATAAGCGCCAGCCGCGAGGCCAGCGCATCCGCGTTCACGCGGGGTTTTTCGGGCGGCAATTTGGCCTTTACCTTATCCAGCAGGCTATTGGTGATCGCGCGGCGGGAGAAGGAGAAGCTGTTCTCCGGCGCGTCGCCGGACGACGCTGCGGAATCCTTGAACATGATCTCATCGCAGAAGCCCAGCTCCAGCGCCTTGTTCGCGTTCATCCATGTTTCGGCATCCATCAGGTGGGACAGCTTCGCGCGGGACAGGCCGGTCTTGATCTCGTAGGCGTTGACAATGCTCTCCTTGTATTCGTCAAGCATCTGGATCGCCTTGCGCATTTCCTCGCTATCGCCGATGGCCACGGTCAGGGGATTGTGGATCATCATGGTGGACACGGGCGACATACATACCCGCGTCCCGGCCATAGCGATGACGGAGGCAGCCGAAGCCGCGATGCCGTCGATTTTGACCACGACGTCGCCGGGATATTCCATGAGCATGTTGTAGATTTGCGCTGCCGCGACGCAATCGCCGCCCGGACTATTGATCCAGACGGTGATGGGGCCGGAACCGGCCACAAGATCAGCCTTGAAGGCGGCGGGGGTTACATCGTCCTCAAACCACGAATTCTCGGCAATCACGCCTTCGATGTACAGGGTTCGGGCCTCCGGGGCGGTTTCGTCCCGGACCCGGCAGGCGGCCTCCGCCCATCTCCAAAAGTGTTTCAATGGCCTGCGTCCTCCTTTTTGCGCTGGCTCGCGGCAAACAGGCCCGCGTCCGCCAGCTTTGTCATGTTGCCGTTGATCAGGTACAAATCGCCGCCATCCTCGGCGGGGATGCGGTCAAGGTTCTCAAGCTCTCGGATGTCGTTGGCGTTCATCCAGCCGTTCTGCCGGGCGACGGCGTAGCCATCCATGCGGCTCTTGTAGTCGCCGCGCAACAAACCCTCCACATTGAAGCGCACAAAAAAGCGCTGCTTCTCGCTGGGGAGCAGCAGCGCCCGGTGGATGGCTTGTTCCCAGCGGCTGATCCACGGGGAGAGCGAGTATTTCACGAACTCCAAGGATTGCTGCTCGATGTTGCTGAACGAGGATTTATCGAGGTCGCCCACCATGTGGGGCGGCACCCGGAAGATGCGCGCGATTTCCGCGATTTGAAATTTGCGGGTCTGGAGGAATTGCGCCTGCTCCGGGGAGATGGAGATGGGCTTATAGGACATGCCTTCCTCCAGCACCGCGACGCGGTGGGCATTGGCGCTGCCCTGATAGATGGCGTTCCAGGATTCCCGCACGCGCTTGGGGTCTTTTACGACGCCGGGATGCTCCAGCACGCCGCCCGGCTGCGCGCCGTTTTGGAAGAAGGCCGCGCCGTATTCGTCACAGGCCAGCCCCATGCCGATAGCCTGCTTCGCCATCGCAATGGGCGAATAACCGACCAACCCGTCAAACCCGAGGCCCGGAATGTGGAGCACATCCGAAGGCGCGAGCGTCACGGTGGACTTGCCGCCCAGCGTCCGGGCGTCCCCATCCGAGCGGGTGTACTCGTAAAACAACCGTCCGCGCGTATCCCGATCCACATTCATGCGGTCGGGCATCAGGGGATACAGCGCCACGACTTCGCCGCGACCGTTGCGAATCACCTGCGCGTAGGCATTGCCCCACAGCAAAAGGTGGGCCATGAGCGTCTCGCGGAAGGAGAATGCCGACATCTCGGGGTTTGGTTCGTCGTGGAGGATACCGTACAGTGGATGCGCCAGCGCCTTTTCCTTCCCCCCGGTATCGTTGTAAAAGTACATATGCAGCGGGAGCGACGCGACGGCTTCCGAAAGAATCCGCACGCAGGCATAGACCGCGGTCATTTGCATGGCGCTGCGCTCGTTGACCGCCTTGCCGGAGGCGGTGCTTCCAAACAGGAACGAGTACCCGCTGCCATTCAGACCATTCTTGGGCTTGTCCCGCGAGTGAAAAAACCACCCGAATGCACTCATAAAAATAGAAGCCCCCTCGCCATGATGGTGGCGATTGCGCCGTCGATTTTCTCCGTGGATTTTTCTTTATCCGCCTTGATGTTCCCGGCAGGATCGGTGCGGATGGTCACGTTGTCCACCATCCAACGGAGTACCGGGTGGCCGCCGTGGGCCAGCTTGCCCTCCAACGTCAGCTTCATAAGCTCCTTGGTGGGCGGCGACATGTCCTTGTAGCCCTGGCCGAAGGGCACGACGGTAAAACCCAGCCCCTCAAGGTTTTGCGTCATCTGCACAGCGCCCCAGCGGTCGAAGGCGATTTCCCGGATGTTGTACTTCGTCCCCAATTCTTCGATGAATTCCTCGATGAAGCCATAGTGAACCACGTTTCCCTCGGTCGTGAACACATGGCCCTGCTTGGCCCATATATCATAGGGAACGTGATCGCGCCGGACGCGAAGCTCCACATTGTCCTCCGGGAGCCAGAAGAAGGGCAGGATTTCATACTTGCCTTCTTCATCTTCGGGCGGGAACACCAGCACAAACGCCGTGATGTCGGTGGTGGAGGACAGATCGAGGCCGCCGTAGCAGACGCGCCCGCGCAGGCGCTCCGGATCAACCGGGAAGGCGCAGGCGTCCCATTTGTCCATAGGCATCCAGCGGACGGTGCTGCTCGTCCATTGGCAAAGGAAGAACTGCCGAAACTGCATTTCCTCGGCGGGGTTTTGTCGCGCGCTTTCACAGGCAGCGCGGTAGAATTCCGGGTCAACCGTTTTCCCCAGCGAGGGGTTGACGCTGTGCCAGACCTTCGGGTCTGTCCAATCGGCCTCGGTTGGCGCGCTGTACACCACCGGATAGAAGGTGGAATCGTGCTTCCGGCCTTCGAGGATGTCCGTCGCCTTTGAATGCACCTCGTAGCAGATAGAATTCTTGTCGCTGCCCGCCGTAGTAATGACGAAGTTGAGCGGCTGCTTTCGGGCCGCGCCGGAACCCTTCGTCATGACGTCGAACAGCTTGCGGTTGGGCTGGCCCAGCAATTCATCGAAGATGCAGGCGTGGACGTTGTAGCCGTACTTCGAGGCGACCTCGGAGGACAGCGCCTGATAGATGGAGCGTGTCGGCAGGTAGACGAGGCGCTTCTGGCTCTCCACGATCTTGATGCGCTTGTTAAGCGCCGGGCTTTGGAGCACCATGTCCTTCGCCACATCGAATACGATGCTGGCCTGCGCGCGGTCGTTGGCGCAGCCGTAGATTTCACCGCCTTCTTCCTCGTCGGCACAGAGCATATACAGCGCGACGGCAGCGGCCAACTCGCTCTTTCCGGCCTTCTTGCAGATTTCCACGAAGGCGGTATTGAACTGCCGGTAGCCATTGGGCTTCACCACGCCGTATAAATCGCGGATGATTTGCTCCTGCCAATCGAACAGCAGAAACGGCTGGCCCGCCCACACGCCCTTGGTGTGCTTGAGGCTCTGAATGAAGGCGACGGCATGATCCGCGCGGGCTTTATCGTAATGGGAGGTCGGCAGCATGAACCGCGTGGGTTTGAACCCCTTAACGCGCGCCATGTTTACGGCCCGCCTTCCTGGGGAAATTCAGCCGTGCGAACTCGCCGAACAGCAGGTTTGCCACACAGTCGCGTATCCGCGCGGCGGCGATGGCGTCGGCATACAGGCCGAGATGGTGCTTTGTCCCGTGAAAGTGAATATATGCCTCAAAGCAGCCGAGCCGTCGAAGAAAGCTAACGCCGATGTAGCCGCTGGTGTTGGTATGCCGCCGCTTCTGGTTGAACCCGTTCTGCTGGTGCGTGCAGGGCCGAAGATTCGTGCGGCGGTTGTCCAGCTTGTCCCCGTTGATGTGGTCGATCTCGAAGCCGTCCATATCCGGGAACAGGAGGCGGTGGAGCACAACCGTTTTCCCCCGGACATGCGTGGCCGGGTAGCCACGCTTCCCGAGGTGCCATGTATGGCGCTGGAGCAGAGGCAGGTCGGAAGGATCGAACAGGAACTCGCCGCCGCCCGCGAAGCTGGCGACGCCGTGCCCTTCGGGGGCGATGCGGTAGGGATTGCGCACAGGCAGCCTCCTTTCTCGAAAATGGGCAAAGAAAAGGAACCCCGGTTTTTCGGGATTCCTTTTGAAGCGGTGCTGTTACCGTTGTTTATTCAAACCAAGCGTCGCACCGGAGCAGGCAGCCGCCCAATTCCTTGCGGATGCGCCGGGAAAAATGGCGTTCCGCTATGTTTTGAATGTAGCGGCTGGGAAACTCCATAAACTCTACATGGGCCTCGCCTTTTGCATCCGTAAATAGCACCTTATACGTCGTCATGCCTGTCATGGTGATCCCTCCCGCTCATTTTGTGAGCACAGCTTACTCTGGATCGTCCTAAAAGACAAGGCTTACAGGCGAAAAAAACAGGTCTTTTCTTAAAACATAATTTCAACGGCAAGGGGACGAAAACAGGCCGTTTCCGGCCCGTTCCCGATGGCCTACAGTTTGCGGATTGCATCCTCGCCGTAGACCGCGCCCAGCGTCGATCCGCTGTCCCATTGGATGTGGATGGTGCCCATATCGTCCACCACGATGACCGTGCCCTCGTCACCGGGTTGGAGTTTGGTGTAGGGGTCGTTCATGGATACCAGCGCAACGCGCGTGCCTGCCGGATATTGACTGCGGAGGCTTTCAACCACCGCGCGGGAAGGGAATCCGTTCATATTGGCAACCTCCTTCAATATTCGCTGGGGAAAAGCAGCGTCGTGGCGCTGTGATCGTACTCGGTGATGATCCACAGCTTCCAGCCGGGATGTGCCGCGTTTTCGTAGGATGCGAAGATGCGGTTGTCCTTGTGAATCACCGCCATGTCGTTCTGCTGCTTGTCGCTTTCACACATCTCGCCCCAATCGGCGTTGAGATAGCGCCGAAAGGCATCCTTGGCGAAGCGCTCGAATCCGGGTTCTTCCTGCATGAGGTTCGCCACCCCCTGCGTCGCCACCAGCCGCCCGATGGGAAATTTGCCTTTCATGTCCGTGCCCTCCTTCTTTGAAGTGACTGGACTGTACTGGAGACACCCCTGAAAGACAAGCCTTTCACGCATAAAATTCCAGCGAAAAACCGCCCGTTTGGGCGGCTTGGGGATGGTAGCGGGTGCAAGTCAGACCGTCTTTTTCATTTGAAGGCCGTGCTGAGTATGCCAGCGAGTCCGCTTTTCGTAGCCACCGCAAGGCATCCAACCCAGGTGCATCAGCTCGTTCAGAATCTCCATGAGCGCGGTGGATTCATCCAGAAGGAGGAACTCCGTAATCCCCGCCTCATTCAGAAGGTACGTGAACTCGCCCAAATCCTCGCCGGTCGGCAGACATTGCGCCGCATACCCGGTGAAGCCGTTCTCGTTGGTGTAGAGGTAGCCCCGGATGAAGGCAGCCGTGCCGCCCTCGAAAGGAATACTGTTCTGCTCGTGCGCTTCGATGACCCGGTTGATGGCTTCGTTGTTGTAGCTGCTGATACGTTCCTCAAATTTCATGGTAGGTGCCTCCTTCTTGAAGTGACTGGACTGTACCCGAGACACCCCCGAAAGACAAGCCTTTTCCGGTCTTTTCTTGAACAAAAACTTCGATTTATTCAGCCGTTTCCGCCTGATAGATCACCGCGCGGGCGTATTCGATGCGCAGAATATCCTCCGGGCCGTAATAGGTATTGCGCCCAAACTCGCGCTCAAGTACCCGCCGATCCGCCGCCACGATATTCCAGTGGTGGTAATGGCTCGTGCAGTCGTGACGGAATTGCGCGGCCTCGGCCTTGAAGGATACTTCCTTATCGTCTTTGCGGATGGTGACGTTGACCGTCTTGGCGGAAGATGCGTTCAGCGCCCGCATGATCCGCTTGACGCTGTGAACAGGATTTTGCGGGGTTTCCAGTATCGCGGCATATTCCGCCGCCACCATGTCGGCCCGCAAGAAATCCGAAAGCATATCCTCTTGATGGCCGTCTAGATAAGCCGCCGCTTCCGCCTCCACATACCGCGCCGGGTCGAGGATATAGGCCAGCAGGGAATCCTCCGTCCAGTGCTCGGGATCATAGTGGCACCGGAAGGTGAAAGCATAGCTGGCACCATCATCATACTCGCCGCTGAGATACGCCGCCCGCGCATTGTCCCGCGCGGTGTACTTCTGGAACTGGGCGAGGCTGTCGCGCTCCCTCTCGGTGGTTAAGGTGGAAACGCGCAAATTGCGGCGGTCATTGCCGATTGCGGATTCCACCGCCTCGCGCACAGCCTGCTTCAATGTTTCCCGCAGAGCCTCTTTGCTCCGGGCATCGCCATCGAGCAACTCCCGGATGTCGTACTGGCCGTCATAGACCTGCCCGTCCCGCTTGCAGTAGATTCCGGCATACTCGAATTTGTCGCCGCGCTCGATGCTGGTGCCGCGATACTGCCGCTGGCAGTACAGATAGTCGAAATCCTCGGTCTTGCGCACCCGGATCACCGTGGTATGATAGCCGCCTGCCTTGCATTCAAAAGCGCCGCCATCCGGCCCGGATGAGAGCCGACCTTCGGCAAGCCAAGCCATGAACCTGCCTCCGAGTGTGTTCTTATCTTCCGGTAAACTCATGAACGAACCCCCTTACATTTGGTGTGACACAGGTTAGCCTTGAACCGGTGTAAATGCAAGGCTCCCGCGCAAAGTTTGAAGAAGAACTATTCCATTTGTTCGGCCTTCTCCCCGGTGAACTGCTCCCAGCGCCGAACGATCAGGTCGCAGCGCATCGGGTCGGCTTCAATGGCCCGGCAGGTGCGCCCGGACTGCTCGGCGGCGATGACCGTCGTGCCGTAGCCCGCAAAGGGGTCAAGAATCACGCCGTTCATATCGGAGTGCATCTTGAGGCAGCGCCACGGAAGCTCCACCGGGACGCGCGGCGCGCGGTCGCCTTCGACGCGCGAAACCTCGATGTCCCACACACCCGCATAACCCCACTTGCGTCGTTCGTCGCGGGTTAGCCTCCGCACGAATTGAAAGGAATGCGCGGCGAAGGCGGACACCCAGGCGTATTCCTGATCGTTGTAAGCGTCCGGGTTATCGCTGGCGAAGGCCGTCACATAGTCAAATTGGGCGGTGGGCTTATTGAAAGCATGTTGGAGCGCGCCCGCCGAGGGCAGCTTGCCCGTCATCTTCCAGACGCGAATCCAAAGCGGGCGCAGGTTTTCATCGGCAAACAGCTTCACCGAATGCACCGCCAGCGGTTCCACGAACGGGCTGCCGGTTTTCATCAGGTCGCCGGTCTGCCAGCAGATGATGTCCGCATACCGGGCGAGCAGCCGGATCGCCGAGGCCATGCGGGAAAGCCACGGATCAATGCCCTCCTTGGCGTATGCCTTCGGATCGGCGGGCGGCGCGGTCATCGCGCATTGCGCGCGGGCATCGCCCAGCAGCCGCGCGTAGCTTTCCGGGCTGGCCGGATCGCCGCACAGCAGCAGATGGTCGCCCAGCCGCCAGAGGCCGCCGATCTGTGCGGTCGGGCCGCCGGACGCCTCAATTTCCCGTTCAGCCTTTTCAGCGTCGAAATCGTCCTCGACGGCATCCTTGGAATAGAATTTGTTGAGCAGCGCGTCCACCTCGGCGGCATCGAAGCCGGTCAGGGATACATCGAACGCCTCGGCGTCGAAGTCGGCCATGAGGGAGGCCAGCTTCGATTCGTCCCAATCACCTTGAATTTTGTTGAGGGCGATGTTGAGCGCCTTCTCCCGCTGGAGGTCGAGATCGACCACCACGCAGGCGACTTCGGTGTGGCCGAGATCCATCAGCACCTTGAGCCGCTGATGGCCGCCGACCACGTTCCCGGTCTGGACATTCCAAATCACAGGCTCCACATACCCGAACTCCGCGATTGATCGCTTGAGCTTCTCATACTCCTTGTCGCCGGGCTTTAGGTCTTTGCGAGGGTTGTACGCCGCAGGGTTGAGCCGGGCGGCGGAAATCTGCTGAATGTTCATCGAAAGCTCCTGTTCATAAAATCATATGGAGCGCGGAGAATGGTGCCGCCCCTTCGCTTCCCACCGGTTGGTGGGCGGTCTACTGTTAGCCTATCCGCGCATGAAAAGGCCGAGCTGGTTAGCCCGGCGTGGTGATGGAATGCCGTTCTGCCTGTGTGATCTTCTGCCCCTTGTACATGCCCGCTCCTAACTCGTCAATCTTGGAGAAGGGTATCTCCGGCACCGTGAGCCGCGCCCGGCAGGCCGGGTCGATGAAGTAGATATACCGAAGCTGGAAGCCGGGGATGGGCTTGGCTCCAACGTAGTCCAGATACTTCTTGAAATTGTAGGTGCCGCCCGTCACGTCGAAGAACGTCAGCCCATTCAGCTCCCGGCGCGGCGTGGTGGGATTCGAGGCCAGCGTCATCTTGTGAATGCGCGTCCCATCGGGCAGCTCTGCGAGGTTCAGGTTTTCCTTGATGCCTGTGAGGACAAAATTGCTGGCGCGGTAGATCGCGCCGTCCCCGCAGGAGCAGGCGTCCGCGAAGGAGATGATCCATTTCACCTGCGGCGCGTACTTTTTCAGGAGCTTGATGCTCATGGAAATGGCGCGGCTCTCGCTGTTTCGGGGGAGCACGCTGTCAAACGCCATGCGGTTCAGCTCAAGAAAGTCATTCCATCCGGTGCCTTCCACAAGGCCGATGATCTTGCTTTTGTCCAGCGACGGGCCGTAGCTCATGACGCCGTGAAGCTGGCCGTCCAGAAAAACGCCGAAATGGAGCTTGCTGTTATTGACCACCTTACCGGAGTAATGATGCTGCCGGACGAAGGCGTTGGCGATGCCCGAGGGCAGCACCTTCATCACAATTTCTTTAGCGCGGCCCATTCTCTCACCACCTCATACAGCCCGTTTCCGTTGTGATTTTCATTTCCGAAGGTTTCCGTCACGGCCTGCTGGTCGTACACGTACTTGATCGCCGCCAGCATCAGCTTCGCCTGCTCGTCATGCACCGTGATGCTGATTTGCTGGAAGGGCTTTTTCTCTCCGGCATCCAGCGTAAAGTTGTCGGCGAAATCCTCGTCCGAAATGGCTTCAAAGCCGAAGTCGGTCATGGGCAGCACGATCCCCTGCAATTCCAGCGGCAGCAAGTCCATGTCCCATTGCGCCATCTCGCCGACCTTGTTGTCGGCCAGCCGGAATGCCTTGATCTGATCCTCGGTCAGCTCGTCGGCGATGACGCAGGGCACCTCCTTGATGCCAAGAGACTGCGCCGCCTTGTAGCGGGTGTGACCTGCGACAATTTCATGGTTCCGGTCAATCACCAGCGGCACCAGAAAACCGAACTCGCGGATGCTGGCCGCGACGGTCTTTGCGGCCTCGTCATTCTTGCGCGGATTGCGCGCATAAGGGTGGATGTCTTTCAGGGGCAAAGTTTGAATGTTCATGGCTTATCCTCCACGGCGCGCCGACAGTAAGCGCTCCATCATATCGTCATGGGGTGTCGCGCCCTTGTACTCCACGGAGCAGTTTTCACGCACGACCTGATAAATCTGATACCACAGGTTGTTGGCCTGCTTGGAAAATGACTGGCTCATGGCCACATAGGGCGAGGGGATGGCATTGCCGGTGGTCGGATGTTTCGCCAAGAAACCAAACTCGGTGATGTATTCCTCACACTGTATCCAGCGGGAGATCGCCATCGCATACTGCTCGATGATCTGTGCCGGAACCAGCCGGGCGCATTCACGCTCATTGAGCCATTGCCACGTTTCCTCGTAGATGCTCACGGCGAGCAGGCTCTTGCCGCCTTTCTGCTGGGCGGCGAGGAACGCCTTGGGCGGCGGCATGGGTAGGCCCTTGAGATCGGCGGCATCCGCCGTGAAATCGAGCACGGTCAGCTTGCGCTTGCCGGGATTGCCGTCCGCGATATTGTCGGCCAGCGCCTTTTTCTTGCGGCCCGCGCCCACGCGCGCACCGCCTTGCCCGTTTGCCATGCCATCACCTCCTGCCATGTAAAAATGGGACAAAAAAGATGGGCGATATACCCATTTTGAAAGCGCGAAAACTCACGCGAAGGGGGATGCCCGCTATGTTCGGAACATAATTTTAAGATTTTGCTCCCCCCTGGGGAGGGCGGCCCGCGCCGAGGATGGGCGAAAAAGCCGAAAGGGACAAAAAAGCCGCCGCGCCTTTCGCGGCAGCTCCGTGGGTGGCTTTACTCGTCATCTTCCTTGGAAGGTACATAGATGGTGGTGCATCTCAGCTCTCCGCGCTCGTAGTCCAGCCAGTAGAACCAGCCCGGATTCTTTAGGGAATTGAAGGTGATCCGCTGCGCCGCCCGGCTGTAGCTGGTGGCCTCCGGGTATTTGGTCTGAACCCTATCCAATACCTTGCTGGCCGGGGCCTTGGTGAACATACGCTCGAAGAATTCCTTATCGGCCAGGATGCGGGCTTTCAATGATGTCTGATTCATATTGCTGTACCGCCTTTCTTTGTTGAGCACAGCTTACCAGACCACCCGTGTCTTACAAGCCTTTCGGGCTCTTTTCTTAAAAGAAAAGTTTAGCCCCATCGCCCGGCAGGCGACCATCGCCCGCCCTCGCGGGCCGTGATGCGGGAATGACATTCCTTGCACAGCGCCATGAGATTGTCCTCGGCATGGGTGCCGCCCTGGGCGAGCGGGACGATGTGGTGGACTTCCTCCACCGCCGTCGCCCGGCCCTCGCGCTGGCAGACCTCGCACAGCGGATGCGCCGCGACGAACACCCTGCGGATGCGCGGCCACGCGCCGTTATACCGGCGTTTCATGGCAATACTGCCGGTCGGTCAGCGCCGGGCAGCCGGAATAGCCGCAGGGATGGCGGGGCTTCTTGGGCATAGCGTCCTCCATATGAAAAGAGCGCCTACAGATTGCTCTGCGGGCGCTCCCGTGAACCTATTTTCACTAAGGCCATTATACCACATCCAGGCAGGAACTCAAGTGAATTCATGTGCACTCTTGTGCACACTTTCGGCACTATTGTCGATAGCGGCCTCCAGATGCCTGTTTCTTCCGACTTGCCAATACAGCCTTGATCGCCGGAATGAGCTTGGTGATGTTCGTGTTGATGTTGTCCGTCTGGATTCGGATCACCTCCCATCCGGCACCCAACTGAAAGGCAATCACATCGTCCCGCATCTGATCGCGCCGAAGTCTGTCCCGTCCATGATATATGACACCGTCGATCTCAAGCGCGACCTTCCATTCCGGCAGTAGGAAGTCCACCTTGTAGCTCTGCACCGATGCCTGATGATGAGCTTTGACACTCCGACGAAGCAACTCCAATGCAACCATAATTTCCTCTGTGCTTTGGAACCAGCCCGGCTTGTCCAGATTCTCGGATACCCAGGCAATGGCGTCAGCGTAGGGTTCGAGGGCGGCCACCTTGGAAATCCGCTTGATGGCCGCGCGCAACTTTCCAGACTTTTTGCTGTTGGCAGAGGCTGCTCTTTCCTGCATCTCCAGCGCCACCAGCTCTTTGCGGCAGTCACCGCAGACGTATTGTACGTCGCGCAGGTAGCTCCAAGAACGCACCGGCGTGCCACATATACGGCACGGAGGGCAATACCAGTTGAAACCACCGACTGTTTCCATCGGGATGCCGTCGGCCAAAGCCTCATAGTAGCTCATGCACGCACACTCCTTTCCCGCAGCACCTTGTCAATGGCGGTCAGCGCGCGCGAGTGAACGATGTGTACCCAGCGGGCGCTATAGTGCATATCGGCCGCAATCTGCTCCCAAGTATGGAAGCACAGATAACGCTTTTCCAGCAGCAGTTGGCAGTCATGGTTGGGAACGGCGCTGATGCACTGAGCGATGTCCATCTTCATATCGACCAACGCGTCAATCGTGGCGTTTAGAGCATTCTCCGCTTCCATCAGCCGGATAATCGAATCCTCCAGCGAGGAAACGTTGCGCGTGTGAGATACCGGCTCACTCCCATATGATACCGTGACCTTCCGCGTCAGCGAGCGCAAGGCTTCCACCTGCTCCAGCTTTGCATTGATCCGTTGGTCGATCCGGTAGGCTTGGGAGAGATACTCTTTCGCGGTCATGGTTCTATCCATAAGGCTCAATCCTCCAATTCCTTGAGTATCGCGGCAACCTCCGCCGCCGAGGTGACTTTGAAGGCTTGTCCTTTTGCATTCCTGATTTTCTGTATCGTGATCTCTTGCAGCTTTGTCAATTTGCCGGTTTCGGTCTTGACCTCGAAGGCCACGAACCTCCCGTTAATGCAGGCGATGATGTCCGGGACGCCTGCCGTCCCATACATGCCGCCATGCTCTTTCCAAGCATAGCAGCAGGGTGTTTTCTTGAGCAGCCGCAAAATCGCGGCCACGATGTCGCGCTCGGCCATTCGCGCCTCCTTTGTGGTATTGTGGTAGCTGTGGAGCGCTTTTGTAGAGGTAGACATATATACGCGCGCATACGCGCATGTGCGCGCGAGGCGTATTCCGCTTTCCGTGTAGATATAGAAAATTAAAATTTTCTACCACACTACCACAAGCCTCCCCCGTCCTATCAATTGTGGCAAGGTTCAATGTAGCGGCGGAACATCGGTTCCAAGGAAGCCGGATACATTGCAGCGCTGCTGGATCAGCTCATAGTCGAGCACATACGCCTTGGGCGTTCCGCCGCCGATCCGCACCGTCTTGAAGGCCAGAAACAGGTCGGACTTCTTGAGCTGCTTCACAAACTGGTTGTACGACAGGCATTCGCCGTAGATGGCGTGGTCGCGTCGATACTTCGTGTACTGGTCGTAGAACCGCGTGAACAGGAAGGCGACCTCCTTTCCGTCCTTGGAAAAGGCGCAATGCTCCGCGCTGACGGTCATCCTGTCCATGACCTCCAGCGTCTGCTCAATGATGCTCTTGTTGGTATCGCCGCCGTCGAGCAGATACTCCCGGACGGCGTATTCCATGTGCTTGATGCAGGCGTCCACGCCAATGGGGAATGCTTGTCCCCACGCAAATCCCAACCGGGCGCACATGGCTTCCAGCAAGCGCAGGCCGACCATGCAGCAGGCAAGGTTGTTCACAATGCGCGACGGCAGCGCGGGGTTGAACAGCGCGAGCGCCTCGTCGTGCCATTGCCGCACGGCCTCGGTGGACAGCGTCAGCGAAGTATCCAAGAGCGCCCGGCCCAGCATGGGGAGGTCGCCCTGCATCGCCGCAAGCCGCTGAAACGATGCGCGGCAGCTCGCTTCCCGCAGGTCGCGCTTGCTGAACAACAGCTCCATGCCGCGTTCGCGCACGGCGGTTTCGTCTGCCGATTCCTCACCAGCCACGACCATTGGGGCCAGGAGGTCATAAGTGATTTGCGTCTGATCGGCGCGCCCGCGCACACCGGCATGGCCGTCGTAGCTGTCACGCATATGGTTGTGCAGGGCATCCAGACGGTAGCGGTCGATTTTCGAGGGCTTGAATTCATCCAACGCCTGCGGGAAAAGGTTGCTGGAGGCGGCGTCCTTCATCAATGTGAACGCGGTGATCTGCGGCGCGGCGACCACCTTGCTCCGCCCGAAGATGGGCAGGATCACACGCTCCAAGGTATTGCTTTTGCCGGAACCTGCCTCACCAATGAGAAACAGATGCGGGTACTTGATGCCCGCCTTTCGCAGATGCTCCTTGGCATAACACCCGGCGCACCATGCAAGCGCGGACACCGTCTTGGCCGGTTCATTGTATCCCAGCAGCAGCGGCGCAAGCTCCGCGAAGCGCTCGGGCGCAATGGCGCTGGCATCCGGCAGCGTCGTTTCAATGGACGCATACTTTTCAAGCTGCACCATATCCTCGACCACCTCACCGCCCGCCGCGAACGCACCGCCCTTGTTGACGAAGATCCAATGTCCGTCCCGCTCATGCAGGCCCAAAGCCTTGACGCCATACTTCACCTGCCATTCCAACCCGGCCAGATAGCCCTTGAGCAATTCGAGGTCGCCCTCGGAGCCGGTGTAGGAAAGCGAGATCGTCCGTTTGTTGAGCACGCCCTTGAATTTCTGGAGGTTGCCGAAATCGGTGGTCATGAAGGTTTGCCGGAAGGTTTCGCCGTACATGGTCACAAGGTCGCAGGTCATCTGCGTTTCATCTTCCGCAATCAGCATCTCCAGCGGGTGGACGATGAAATTGGTGATCGGGTAGACCTGCTCCCCCTTGACGCGGTAGTAGCGCCCGTTCTGCTCGAAGATGACCGGCTCGCCCTCCGGGGAATAGGTCTGCTCGGTGCGCGCGATGGCCTGCCGGATCGTCTCCGCGCCGTAGGTGGAGCCGTCCGCATGATGGACGTTATCCCATTTCTCTCGCAGGAGGGCCGATTGGCGGAACAGCCTGTCCATCTGTTCGGCGTCTTTGCCCGTCCAGAAAGCAAGGGCGCAGCACAGCGCGAGATCGGCCTCGGATTGGGAGCTGTATTTGTCCTTCCATCGGCCTTCCCACAGGTCGGCGAAATCCTCGCCGACCGATGCGGCGCGGGCTTTCTCCAGCACCTGCTCGTCGGCCAGCCGCACAGGCTTGCGGGATGTCTGTGCCGCCCTGGGCTTGCGCTTCTTGGCAACGAAGCCTTCATGAATCCAAGGGAGCGCCGCCGCGCCGTCCGCGATGTCCTCCGGCAGACGGCCTCCGTCCGGCGTACCTTCCAGCCGATTCCCGGTCATGGTGAAGTAGCGGCCTGTCGAGTACATCTCCACGCCGGTGGCACTGTTCTTGTTGCCCTTGCTCGGCATGACGCCGTGGTAGAAGATGTGCAGACCAGAGCCGGAGGGCGAGATTTCCGTGTAGGACGGGTGCTTTTCCAGAATGGCGCGGGCGGTATCATTCAAAGAACCATCCGCCTCCCGGCAATGGTCGATGTCCACGCCGACGATGTTGGATTCCTCCGTGAACACGAAGCCCAAGCCTGTGAACGTGTATCTGGCGCAGGCGGCTTCTGCCTCCGGCAGCGTCGCCCAGGTCTGCGGATTGGTGGAGGACGCCTTGCGCCCGGTCTTGGGATCATAGGGCACCTTGCGGGGCTTGTCGCCCTTCGGGTCGGGTTCCAGCCGCCAGCATATCCACTGCGGCAGCGCCGTCAATTCCTTAGGGAAGCTCATATCGGTACCTCCGTGCATTCATCGGTGAAATGGCGCACGACCATGTTGCGCCAGCGCGCCCGGTTCAGCTCCTTCTTCATGCCCTCGCTCACGGTATCGCCGAAGAACCACAATTCATGGCACTTCGTAAGTAGGATCAGGCCCATGTGCAGCGCAAGCTCGCGGGTTTCCTCGGTTTCCTCGCCGCCTGGCAGACGACCTCCGTCCATGAATTGCGGGAACAGCAGATGCGGCGCGACGGGCAGCGCCTTCTGCGTCAGGGCGAAGGCGCAGTATCGCCGGGCGTTTTGAATATTCCTTTCAACGTCGCCCGCATACGGGGAGCAGATGTAGACCAGCGGCATGTAGCCGAGCCGCTTCGCGCGTTCCTCCCGCTCGATGGTCTGTAAGGCGGTGGAGGCCGTGGGATCGTAATAGCCCTCGGCGTTACGCATCCGTTCGTTCATGCGTCCATTTCCTCCATGTGCCCGAAATCTGCGCCATAGGCGGCTTCGGCGGCAATCGGCACATCCATCTCCGGGAAGGGCCGGGCGTCCATGCATTCCCGAATAAAGGCCACGGCCTCATGTAGCCGGTCGGCGGGCAGCTCGAACACCAGCTCGTCGTGAATCTGGAGCAGCGGTTTCAGCCACGGGCGCTCCGGCAGCCGTTCCACCAAGCAGCCCAGCGCCAGCTTGAGGATGTCGGCGGCGGTGCCCTGGATCGGGGTATTCAGCGCGCAACGCTCGGCAAACGACCTTCTGCCCCAATCCAGCGAGCGGATGCCCGGCAGGTAGCGCCGTCGCCCGAGGAAGGTCTGTGTGTACTGCCGCGCAGTGGCTGCCTTCTTCGCCTGTTCCTGCCAGCGGGCCAGCGCTGGATACCCGGCCTTGAGGTTTCGGATGACGCCCTCGCAATCCTCAAGGGACGCCGCCAGCCCCGCCTTGAATTTCAGCGTGCGCTGGAGGCCGCGCGCGAACAGGCCGTAAAACACGCCGAAGTTGACGTTTTTGGCAATCGTCCGGCGCTCTTTGTAGTCGGGCGCGCCCTTGTCCACCGCCTGCGAGTAGGGAATGCCGAAGATGACGCCGGTGGTCTGCGCATGGATGTCGCCTCCAGTGCGGTAGGTGTCCAGCATCTTTTCGTCCCGGCAGTAGAACGCGCCGACGCGCAGCTCGATTTGGCTGAAATCGCAGCTCACCAGCACATGGCCCTCGGGCGCGATGATGAAGGAGCGGATGCCCACCGGGTCGTTGGTCTTGCGCGGACAGTTTTGCATGTTGGGATTCCGCGCGGCAAAACGTCCGGTTTCGGTGGCCAGCGGCATGAGGTCAGGATGGATGCGCCCGGTCGCCGGGTTCACGAAGCGCAGGTATCCGTCGATGTAGGTCGTTTTGAGCTTCGACCATTTGCGGTATGCCTGCACCAGCTCGAACAGCGGCACCAATTCCGGGCGATGCTCCGCGCACCATTCCGCAAGCATCACCAGCGTTTGATCGTCGGCGGCCTCGGCATTTTTCTCCGTCGTTTTCAGAACCGGCAGGCCGAGGTCTTTGAACAGGTAGTCCTTGAATGCCTGCGTTCCAGCGTTCGCGCCAATGTCCACGTCGCCGATCATGGCGTGGATTTGGGTTTGTAGCTCAATCAGCCGGGCCGCGCACTCGCCTTGTTTGCGGATCATGGCTTCTTCATCCATCAGCAGGCCGTTGTACTTCATCAGGCCGCAATAGACCGCCGTGGGCGATTCCACCTGCTCCACGATGAAGCGGTGCTTGGGCAGGAAGGCGTCGAACCAGAGATTGAACCGATGATAAAGCCGGAGCGCATAATCGGCGTCGGCGCAGGCGTAGCGGATGGTTTCAGGGGCATGGGAATCCATCTCGTCAAAGAACCGGCCTTCCGTCACATCCTCGAAAGAGGGCAGCTCGTCACCGAGCAATTCCGGCACCAGCTTCTTGAGGCCGCTATCGCTGAGGCCGCGAAATTCAAAGGTGTTCTTGAGCGTCATTTGCGCGGCGGCGATGGTGTCATAGCACGGCGGCTGGAGGATGATGTCCCGCGCATACAGGAACATGCTCTCGAAGGACAGGTTGTGAGCCACCTTCATGACGGTGGGATTCATCCAGAGCGCATCGCGCAGGAAAGGAATCACCTCGTCCGGGTCTGCATTGCCGCCGCCGACATGCTCCAAGGGAACGTAGATGGCGCTGCCCTCCGCCACGGAGAGCGAGATACCCACGATGCAGGCGCGGTGCGCATCCAGCGCGGTGCGGTTGTCTTCCCGGTATTGCAGCAGCGGTGAGGTTTCAAAGTCGAAGGACACGACCGGCACGCCTTGAAGATAATCTTTAATCCGCTGGAGGTCGGTCACGCACTCGTATTCCATGTTGATCTCCTTTCAGAATGCCGGAGGATGGGAGGCCCACCCTCCGGCGTATGGCTTTAGTTGAGCGGACGGGCAGCCGGTTCGTCGGCAATGATCTCGCCGGTTTCGGGATCGACCGCCATTGTGGAAGCCGGTTCGTCCTCGTACCCGACGCGCGTGGCGAACTGTTTCACCTGCTCGGCCATCGAGAGGATCAGGGGAAGCTCCGCGTCGGTCAGCGGACGATCCACGGCGAATTGGGCTTGCGAGTAGGCGATGCCGCCCGCGTTGACCGCCTTTTTCAGCGAAAAGCGCGTGAGCACGGAGCAGGATTTCCGGCCCTTGCCCAGCAGCCGCTTGATGTAGATGCTGAACTCCTTCATGGAACCGGTGGGCAGGGTCAGCACCAGCGGGATCATCTCGCCCTCGCGCAGGATGAAGATGCGGCGCTTGTTCTTACAGGCTTTGCCCCCGTTTTCCCCACTGCCGAATTGGTTGAGCGGGCAGCGGGTGCAGGCCCCGCCCGGCTCGCCCACACCGGTCACGCCGTCGTAGCTGCCACAATCCGGAGGATTGTTGCCGCCCGTGAAACGCTCGCGGTAGAAGGTGAACAGCGGATGGTGGAACAGGATCACGCCGGAGAATTCCTTCACCGTATCCGTCTCTCCGGGCAGCGCGCCGGGCACCTCGAACACGGTGCCGCCAGCGGCAGGGATCGTCACACGGTCGAAGGTGACATTCATGCCGACCATTTCCTCGGAAAGCGCGTCGGCCAGATTGAAGCCCTCCAGGGCGGTGTAGCTATTGGTGGGAATCATCTCGTTCTTGCTCATGTGTTGGCTCCTTTCTCTTATCGGGCTGCTTTGCGCACGCCCACGGTCGTTTTCTGGAATACGTTCACAAGGCCGTCCAGCCATGTCGGGAGGGCATCCTCGTTCTCGGCGATTTGCTCCTTCACGAATGCGGAGAGCGAATTCGCGTTGACGGTTTCGTAGATCAGGTCGCCGAAGCCCTCGGAGCGGAGCGCGCCGAACAGCGCGTCCTTCATGCCCTCCGTAGCGGAGGCGCGGGTCTTGGTGGTCAGGCAGAACATCGTGCCCGCGCGGGTGAAATTCTGCGTCTCGGTTTCGGCCATGAGAGTGGACAAGTGCCAGTCCACATTGTCGATGTCCATGTTGGTCTGCTTCAGCTCGGCCTCGAGCGCATCCTTCCGGCCACGCAGGGCTTTCAGCTCGTCGGCCAATTCAAAGAGTCGGTTGTTTTCCATCTTGCCTCCTGTCAAGTAGTAAAGGGGTTCCGCCCGGCCCGGTAGTCGTCCACCAGCGCCCTTGCGAGGTTGGCCTTATCCCGGAGCGCCCGGAGCACCTTTTCATCCACGGTATCCTTGGCGACGAGGTGGATGTAGGTACAGGGATGCCGCTGGCCGACGCGGTGGATGCGGGCGCGGGTCTGTTCGTAGTTGCTCATGGAGTAGTCCATCGAGAAGAAAACCATTGTGCTGGCGGCGGTGAGCGTGATGCCGAGGCCCGCCGTGGCAATCTGGCCAACGAACACGGTCACGCCGGGGCCAGAGTCTGGCTGACAATCGTTCTGGAAAGCCGCCACCTGCGCATCGCGGTCTTTGATCTCGCCGGAAATCTGCGAATACTGGATGCCCTTCTTCGTTAGCAGCTTCCCGATGGCGCGTATCTCCGGGATGAACCGGGCGATGACCACGAGCTTCTTGCCGTCCTGCTCCGCGCTTTCGATGATGTCGGAGAGCGCGTCCAGCTTGGCCGAGGAAACCTGCTCGGTGGCAGATGCTTCGTCGCCGCCGAGGAACCCGCCCGTAAGCTGCGAGAGCCGCAGAAGCCGGGTCAACACATTGGTTACGGTCACGGTATCGCCAGACAGCTCCGCGTAGCTGTCCTTGACGAGCTGGCGGTAGGTTCGCATGGCGGCAGGCTCCAATTCCACGCGCTGCACGATGTCCGTGGTATCGGGGAGGTCGAGGCATTCCGCCTTGGTCGCCCGGAATGCGATGGAGTGCAGCCGCTCCGTGAATTCAGGCTCCATTGATCGCTTCATGACCGGGGTGTGGTTGCCGTAGCCCACCATGTCGAAGTAGCGATTGCGGAACAGGTAGAAGCTCGGGCCGTACACGCGCGGGTCGGCGAATTTGTACTGGCTGAATACGTCCACGGGCTTGTTGGTGATGACCGTGCCGGTGAGCAGCAGACGGTATTTCGCCTTTGCACCCAGCCGATGTAGCGCCTTCGAGGCCGCGATGTTGTGGGTCTTGATCTTGTGGCCCTCGTCCACGATGATGATGTCGGGCCACCATTTCGCCAGCTCCGCTTCCAGCCGCCACGCGCTTTCGTAATTCACCACCAGTACCTGCAAGGCCGCGCCGTTCATATGCCGGATGGTATCAACCTTCCGGGCGGTGCTTCCCCCGAGCACGGCCAAGGAGTAGTCGAAGGCGGCGAATTTCTGGAACTCGTCCTGCCACACGCCGAGGATCGACAGCGGCGCGACGATCAGCAGACGCTGGATGCGCCCGGCGTTCCACAGCGCGCCGATGATGGCGATGGAGGTCAGTGTCTTGCCGGTGCCCAGCTACATCTCCATGAGCAGGGCGCATCCGGCACCCGTCATGGAGGGAGGTACATCACCACCTTCTCGCGGCGCAAGCAAGCGCATGGCATACCGAACCGCTTCTCGTTGATGCCGGTAGGGGGTCGCCCGAATGAGCAGGGTTTCTTGGTCATCTTGCATTCGTTTCCTCCCGTATCGTCTGCCTGTGCTTCGGCGAGCCATATTCAGCGAGCACCTCGCGCAGGACTTTGGCTTGCTGCTCGTTGCCGATCTCAATCATCTGGGAGAGGACGCGCTGCTGCTCGTCCGAGAGAATGCTTCGGTGCGGATGATACCAATCCGCGACCTTTACGCAGCCACCGTTCCCTTGCTGGGTTTCCAGAGGGTAATCGACCGTGAGGTAGAGAATGTCCCGGCGAACGGTGCAGGCGGAAACACCCAGCTCTCTTGCGAGGCGCGGAGCGGTTTCGCTGCGGCGCGCTGTCAAAATCCGCATGATCTCGGCGCGCCGTTCGTTCGCATTCACGATCGATCACCTCCTTTCCCTTGGCTCTGGCCGCATGATACCGCCCAAACTACGCAGGTTTTGCGCAGTTTGAAAAACTCGAGAGCAGTTTTTTACCGCAGAACGCAAAACGAGCCGCCAGACGGACATGAAACTCCAGCACTCGCTGGAATCCCTGTCCGTCTGGCGGCTCTGCGGGATGGGATTTCTACCTACCTGACTTGC